AATGCTGCAAGTTTATTTTCGTATTCAATCTGAACAGCTTCATCTTCGTTAGCAGCTAAAGCTAATCGTTTTTGACGAGCAGCCTCATTAGCACTTAGTTCGGCATTTATTAACTGATCTAATGCAGCAATCCTAGCATCTTCAATAGCTTTTAATCTTTCAGCCTCCTCTTTTGCAGCTTTCTCTTTCTCCTCTTGAGCTTTCTTTCTTCTCTCTGCACTTTGTTTGGTTAATCCATCATTTTCATCTTTAATGGCTTTATCTTGGATAGCTTTAATTTGAGCTCTAAACTTCGCTTCGTCTATCTCCGTCTGAGTATACTCAAGAGTCTTTTGAGCGATTCTTTCTTTAATTCCTAGTTTTTGAGATTCCGTTTCTGCTCTATTTAAATCGTCAAATAGTATTCTTTGATCTGCACTAATCTTTTTTCTTAATTCAAGTGCTTCGTTTAGACCTCGTTCTGCCGTTGCTAATTCAGTTTCATTTAGAGCTTGAAGTTCACCTCTTAACTCTTTCTGTTTTTTAGCTAATTCAGCAATTCCTGCAGCTGCTTTCTTAGAAGCTTCATCAACTCCCTCTAGTTTATCTGCTAAAAGTACTACTGCAGTAATAAGTAAACCGATACCAATACCTGCTAAGGCAACTTTAAATCCGTTAACTGCCCCTGAAGCTGTAGTAAATGATGCTTTAATACTTTGACCTAACGAGCTTAGTTTAGGACCAATAACATCTACGGCATCGTTATAGCCTTCAATAGTAGATTGAATACCTCCACCTATAGCAATAATGCCCAATAGGTTTTTCTCTACTTTTTCTAAATCTTCACTATTACCACCGAATAAAGTTAATGCACCTGCTGCTGACTGTATAGCACCAGTCATTCCCTGAAAGGCTCCTACTAATTTAGCAGCTCTTTGATCAGGATCTAACCCTTTAGTGGCTTCTTTAAAGTCTTTTATCTCCCCCTTAGCCTCTCTTAGTCTTACAACTAGGTTATCATATTCCTTAGTACCGGTAGGTGTAAGGTCAAGCTGAGCTTGTATATCCTGTATTTCCTTCTTGAGGTCTGCTAAACTTTTACTCTCTACGTCTACTTCGACGGTTAATTCTACGGTCCTTGCCATGTTAGTTTATAATTAGCTTTAAATAATCTGATTCATTGTTACTATCCAGGATGGAATTGCTGGTCCAATTGCTGCCGGTGTTTTTGCTTGCCAGGTCAAATTAGTACCCGTTGCTCCGTATTTAATCTCAAAATAGTCTCCTGCCGAACCGGATACAAACCAATTCCAAGCTAAGACACGTTCATCGTTTGATCCACCATCAATAATAACTTCAGTATTAGTCCAAGGTATATCAGTTCCGTTTTTAGCAACCCAGACATATACTGCTGTATTACTAGACGGATCTTTTACTATCTGAGCACTAAATTGAATATCATATACTCCAGTATAACTAAGTAGCATTTCACTACTACCTTGTTTTGTAATACCGTTGTAAAAATCTACTGTGCCTAAATCTACAGAGAAAGATACAGCAGCAGTTGCAATTGCAATACTTGAAGTATTATAAGCACTAAAGTAACTCGCCGTTATTTGACTAGGTATAGATGCAGCATTGAAAGGCTGGGCAATAGTAGTCCAGTTTCCGTTAATAACTTCTACCTCATAGTAAGAACCAGTGATAGTCATAGCCTTTTCAGGATTACCATCTATAGTCTGACTACCGGAAGGTATTAGGTTAAAGTATTTTTGAGGAGTAGTATCATGTACGCTAAATTGATATCTAACACCATCGATAAAATAAGTATCTGGTAGGTTTATAGAGGTGTATCCGTTAGATCCTGTATAGGTTAAGTCGTAATGTGAATACTGACCATCACTACCGGACAACTCAATAGTTTGAGATCCTGAATAACTACCGGTAAAGTACTCTACTGCTTTAGTACCTTGAGTCTTAACTGACCCTAGAAGTACATTTCCGTTTGCTGCAGTATAGCTTTCTGATATAGGTCTAATAGGTTGAAATACTGCTAAGTTAGAAGATTCTACCGGTAATGCTATGTTTGTACCTGCTACGATAGTATTTGAAGTATAGTCCGGCATAGTAATACCGTTACCTATCGCAATTACACCGTTATGAGATTCATTGTAGCTTGTAGGTCCTAATACGATTACGTTAGGGTTATAAACCTGATAATCTTCACCATCCCATACAATATCTTCGTAGTAATCAAATCCATCTAAGCCAGATACCTGCTCTAGTATGGTTGCTTCAGAGATAATTTCACCTGTTTCAAAGTCTGCATAAGTAACTAATCCGTTATCTTCATAACTGTTAATTATTGCATCAACATAAGCTTCAGGATCGTTAGCTCTAGGAGTAATGATTCTTCTTCTACCGTTAAAAGGTAATTTTCTTGGAGCTGTCTTTAGTAATTCTACCTGTACTGAGTCAGTGTTAGTTAAACTAGCTCCGGAAATTTTATTAATTCTATAGTAATGCCCATCGATAAAAATCTTATCGTTAAGCTGGATATTTTGTATTTCTGTAGGAGGTAATACGATATTACAGGTTAACAATCTAGCATCGATGTCATAAATTTCATTAACATAAAATGCCCAGTAGTTATCCCATGCTCCTGGTATGTATTTCTTAAAAGGTATTAAAGGAATTTTATATTGAGTCCAGTTATACCCTGAGTAATGTAAAGTACTTTGAGGCTGTTCAAATACATCGTAATAAACAGGTAGCAAAGTAGCATAGTAGTTCACAGGTACTTTAGTAGCACCATCTAGAACGTAGTAGTAACCTTGGCTAGTACCATTATTACCTTTTGCTTCAGTAGCAGGAACATCCTTTACTTTAACTCCTTTGTTGGGATATCTATGTAGTATTCTACCTTTAAAACTATAAGGTACTAACGCCTTACTAGTTTCTTCTTTACACAACCAAGGTAATTCTACTTTAGTTGAGTTTACAATAAATTTAGTAGGTGTGGCAGCAAATCTACCACCAATAGTTTTCTCTCCTTGAGCTAAATCTAGGTTAGTTGTATATCTATACTCCCCGTATACTTTTTTATACGTTTCTGAATAATCCTTATTTAGTACGTCGGTATCTTCACCGTCACTAAACTTTAATGTACGTGCTTGATCTTTTAACGGACTAGCAACTTTATACTTAGTATCTCTATCTACAATATCAGTCCAATCAACGACTGTTCCTAGGTCTACCCAGGTATTGAAAGGTTCTATTAAGAGTAAATTACGTTGGTTACGTACAGGTTCAATTACTAGATTAAACTTCTCTGCTAACCCTTTTAGGAAATCCTGAATAGTTAAGTCAGGCGGGAAGATTGCACCAACATTTAATGTACCAGAATATGCACTAGGAGCTCCCTGTACTTTAAAGAAGCTAGAACTTACTCCTGGTTGAACACGTAATGTTTCATTACTGTTTCTACCTAAGTAACCACCTTTTAGTGTTACTGTATCTCCAGCATTTAACTGTAGCTTGGTTGCCGGTACTGTTATTGTACCAGTAGTTGCAAAACCAAGATCAAATACTGATCTAGCTTGCCTTACGTTATTTACTGCAAGTTCAAATACAAACTGTCTAGTATTAGGGAAAGGAGTTGATCCAGTACCCGTTACTACAATCTGTAGTTGAGAAGAGAAAGTATAACTACCTGTTACTAATGCAGTATAAGTAGAAGTTGCAGGATTGTAAGCAGCTGCCGTATCTGTTAACTCAGTACCGAAGTTAATCTTAGTAGGTGTAACTCCTAGAATACCGAATGTAGGATTAGGAGATACAAAAGACTGAGTTACTGTAGGTGTTGCTAATACTGAAGAAGATACTGAGTTAACGAATGTAACTCCCTCTCTTTCATCAGGTGTGGTTAAGTAATACAAAGATTCAAAATACTCACTGTTTATAAAACTAGAAGTATACTTGTAATCTAAAGCATTAAATACCTCGTCTAGAATAGTTTTTACTCTAATACTAGGTTTTAACTGACTTATCTTTAAAGGTGTATTTAAACTATCGATACTACCAGTAGTACTTAAGAACCCACCCGGGCTAAATTGTACTGCCGGTGAAGTAGGGTCATCAGGACTAGATCCGTAGTTAACTAACGGGTATAAAATAGCACCGTTAAATAGGTCATCATTCCAAGACTTAGATACGTTAGTCCAGTTGTAGGCGTGATTGTATTTAGACCAGTTAGCTGTTAAAGAACCTAAAGTCTTCTGTTCTACTTTAGTTCTAAAATCTACAGTTTCGTTTACTACTGCACAGTTATAAATTACGTCATAGTATTCATCTGATATAATATCTACAATGTATAGCTTTCCTGCAAATACTGCCTCTCCATCTACTAGTACTTGACATGCAACTGCCTTACTGAAGGCTACTGCCGGGGTAGTACCTAGATCAAATAAGCTGTTAAAAAATTGATTGTTTAGATCATTACCCGGTAATGTAAATTGTTGAGATGAAATACCGAATAGTTCTCCTATCTCTTGAGATTCAATTGCACTAATATCTAACCTAAGATCTACTCCATCAAGGATCTCAAGGTCAAATTTCTGACCGTTTTCGTTGAACGCTCTTAGTAATACCTGGTATTGTTTATTCATTATCTAGATCTCTTAGAGTTAGCAAGTGCGTAAGTTACTGTATACTTAAATAATTTTTGAGTTTTAGGGTTAGTCTTACTATCAAAAGCTGTATCTAAAATTACTACGGGTAACATGGTTAGTCCATCTTGAATGAATACGTTAGGAGAGTAGAACATTCCTTGAATCCAGTCTGCCTGTACGGTTGTTAACCAATCACTGTTTACTGTAAACTGTTCGTTAATGTTAGTATAGTAGTAATCGTTACCTCTCCTGGTACGGTCATAAGGTACAGAAGTCGTTGAGGTATTGTAAGGTACAAAGCTACGTTTATATCCTCCTCTTTCTAAGTTGGTTATCTTAGTGTCTGCAAGGGTATAATTAAACCAATCCCAAGTTCCATAGTCGTTTATCCAAGCAAACCTAACTCCGGTATAACCACATTCAGGAACCTGTCTTTCGATAGTAAATGTATCCCAGGTAGCATTAGTATTTATAACGTTACTACCGGACTGTGGGTGTAGTTTAGCGATATAGTTAGTCCAGGTATTAGCCGTGAAGTCAAAGTTACCGTAGTTGCTTAAGTTTTGAGGACCTAAACCTACATAGAGTAGTAAAGAGCCTGAAGTACTTGACCCTGAAGGATTAGTACATGTTTGATTTATTCCTGTAGATGACCATAACTGTGCCGATCCTGTTCTAGGTCCACCCTTAGATATAATACCAGTATCGAAGTTAAAGATAGACTCAGAATATATAGGAGTAGCATTGTTATACACGGTATAGCTTAAAGCATATATATCCTGTGCAGTAGTTGTACTACCGGAAACATTTCCATTGAGAACACCTGCAATTAAGTAATCACTATCTTGAGCATATTGAGTTCTAGGTCCATCTGACAATACTACATTTTTAGTAAATGAAGCACTTGAAGGAGTTACTTGCGGACTATAAAAAGAACCGCTAATCCAGTTCCAATCTCCAGAGTTAGGATCTATTACACCATCTACTAGGTAGTAGTAAGGTAAAGAACCAGTCTGTGCAGGACTACCAGTTACGTTGTTTACAATACCGTTATATATCGATACTGAACTACTAACTGAAGTACCGTACTCTTCTCCGAAAGCTACTTTGAAGAATTTAGCTGCTTCAGTATTCTTATGGAAAGGTCCATCAGCACCCATCTGAAATAACTCCTGAGTGTTATCGTAGTCAAGGTATTGCTTAACGATTCTACCTAAGTTAAATACTCCGTAGCCGGAAGGGTTAGGTTGTTGTTTTATAGTTGTTAATGTACTACCGCAACCACTCTGTAAAACACAGATATACTGGTACTGTGCAGATCCTGTTTGATTGGAAGATACCTCCCATATCATATCAGAGTTAGCTAAGTTCAGCTGACCGGGGTATTGTTGTATTGTTATACTCATATTGTAAATGTTTTATCAAATTCTATTTCAAAGGCTGTTGCCATTGCATCGTCCATCATATTCTTATATACAGTTTCAAATGCCGGCTCAATAAACGGTTTAGGTTTCTTAAATCTCTGTCCTTTCTTACCTATGTTAGTTGCTATTGCCCAGGCAAAAGATTCTAGGGATAAACCTGTAGGAACCTTGATTCTCCTAAGTACAATCCAGTTCTGTATAGCACGTACTGGAGGCATCTTTCCAGGACCTCTTTCAGCTCCTGAATCAACATACTCACCGTACTTCTCCATAAGGATTTGTAAAGTATAGTTTCCAGAGGTATCTTTAGTTACTTCGTATCCTATAGAGTTAGAAAGCTTACCTGTTAAATCAGAACCGTTAGCAGATAGGTTATCTCTCATCTGTTCGACAAGAGCCTTACCTATTCTGTTTAGTTGTTCTTCCCAGGCATTCATATCTTATAGTTTAGGGAAGTTACAGAAATCTAATACGTAGTCAGTATTAACTACAATAGTACCTACCCAGCCGCAAACCCTATCATTGAAGGCTTCGTTTACCGGTACAATACTCTGTAAGGTACAAAAGTAATCCTGCTGTTCTGATCCTAGGTTAAAATAAGCTAAGATATCATACAGGTACGTTTCCGTCTGTGATAGTAACTTAGTATAGTCAACATCAGTAAGTTTAGGTACATCTAACATATACAATTCAAACGTTAAACTCCTGGTTCCTGAAATACCATTAGCATTTAGGTTTATACCTTGAGAGCTTAGAGGTCTTAAGAATGCATAAGGATAAGGTACGTTCTGACTAGCAGCATCTAACTTATCTAAAGTACCTGAACTAAAGAAGTTAATTGCCAGATGCTCATTACAGGCAGTCTGAAACTTGTTAACAATCTCGGCGTAGGTATATGGGTATGACATTATTTTGCTTTATTTAAGATAGCTTCTACGATTTCTTTATGAACGCCATACATTGCACAAACTCTATCAATAGGTACAACCTTAGTCCAGTTGTAGATATCTTGTTCTTCTGCAGTTAGTTCAGATAGTTTTACCTTCACAGATTTACCTTTTAGTACAAACTCTTCGTTAGTATTGGTAATTGCTATTTCGTTGTTTAATTCTTCCATCGTTGTTGTTGTTGTTTTTGTTTATCTAATTTTTGTTTCTCCAATTCGTAATCTAAGGACATCCAGTTAAATACAAATGTTACACTTAATTCAAGGAGGGATTTATCTCCTGTGACGGAAAGGATGGGGGATTTTGCAAGTTGATAGAGAGTATGTAGCCAACCGTAGTGTTGAGCAATCGATTTTTGATCTTCTGCTTCCTTGTCAGCTTCTTCGCCTCCTTCTTCCACTCTTCCATTATCTGGGAAGATATTTCCGAACTTTTTAAGGAGTGTACTCCTGCTAGCAAAAAAAAACTAAGAGCTCCTAATGCTACTGAAATAGGAAAGTTTTCAAACTTCTTTGCATTTACAACTCTCTGTTCATTATCATACTCCTCTATATCATAATACTTAAATACGTTCTCTTGATCTCCTTTGTATGCTTTTACTACTGTATTCCAGATTAGTCCAGAGGTATTTAACTTATTCTCTGTTACGGGTCTGAATAGTATTGCAAGGATCTCTGTGAAGTTCTTTCTAGCATCTACAAGTAGTCCTTCTAGGTCAATATACTCTTTTAGAGTCATTCTATGCAAAGAACGGTAACCGTATAAAGTACCTTCCCATTCTATAACCGGATAGAATTCTGGTTTAGTATCTGAGATTAGTTTACGTACTTGCGGATATGCCTGTGAGATTAATGGTAAAGGCCAGCTTAATACTTCATCTTCAGTATGCTCGGTTAGTAATGCAATCGTTGCTACCATCTGATCGACAGGATCTAAACTGGTAAACATTTCATACATTTGATACTGACGTACTGAAAAGTAGTCAGGAATTGTTAAAGTTATTTTCTTGTTCTCAAGCATCTTCTATATTAATTATGTTCTTAATTTACTATCCCTCTATATATATTCAATTAAATTTAGCACGAGCTACCGATCCTCCTACATAGAAAGACTTTGCACTAGATACTATTTTATGCCTTGCTTCATTAGCTAGCATCAAGCTTATCACGCAGTCATCGTTCATTCCTACTCCGCCAAACGTTATTGCACCGTTAGCGTTTATCTTATAGCTGTAGGCATTTAGTTCGTTTGAAAGCTGAGGAAATAACTCTTTACTTGGTAGTTCCAGTACTCCTTCTTCCATATCCAGTATTAGTTTTCTGATACCTTGAGTCTTAGATTCATTAGTAGTAACGAAGTCTCTGGTTACTTTTATATGCTCTTTAAGTAAGTCATACATCGACTTTCCTATACCGTTAGTCTCTACGTATCCACCTACAGGCTTGTACCTGCGTAGAACCTGTATAAACCTTGCAGCTACCTCTTGAACCGGTAGGTTATTTATCCGGTCTATAAAGAGGACTTGTCCTGTTTCGCTAATGATCGTAAGTACTGAGAAGTCAGAAGAGAGTCCCGTGTCCGTTCCGAAGAAGGTCTTTTGTCCCGTTCCATCTGACCATTGAGTACGAATGCAAGCGAGAGAAACATTACGGAAAACATCAGCAGTAGAGTCAGTAAACTCACCAAGATACTCCTGACGATAGATGTCGGGTGGCAATGATTTTTGTTGTTCATGTAAAAAGTTTTTATCTGTGAATGGATTCTCTTCTGAAATACCTTCAAAAGAGATGTAAGTATCTGAAGGTTCTTTACCCTTCAAGTACCATTGATAAAACCAGTTCTTACTTCTTGGAGTAGAAATAATTAAGCATTTCTTTCCTAAAGCAGTTAACGTTGGTAGAACAGCTTCATTTATCGCTTCTTCTTTGGAGAATGCTGCTTCATCAATAACCATATAATGAAAACTGAAACCCCTGATACTGTTATAATTGTCAGTACTAAGGAACTTAATATTCGAACCATTTATAAAATCTATTGTTAAATCGGATCTGTTTTGTTTATCTATAAGCTGATGACAAGCTATTGTTATCTCATCGAATACCTTCTTACACTGACTATATACAGGACTAATCCAGGAGCCTTTAGTATTTGGTTCTCTTAGTAACCAGAATAGCATTAGGTTCATACCCAGTAAAGACTTCCCATACTGTCTCCCACAACTCACTATACAGAACTTATGTACCGAGTCGGCAAAGCCTTCTATGACTCTTCTCTGTCCGATATGTGGTGAAAACAGCTCAATTTCCATATTACTCTGGTGTTTCTTCCTGTTTTTGAATAAAAGCAGTAGGAATTACATAGTAGCCAGTTTCCTGTTGATCATCTGTTATCTCTAACATTTGTGTGCTAGTTTCAATTCCGTTACTGTACTCACACTTGTAGTACGTTGTTTCTGTTACCAAGTCGTCGACAAGGATTACTGATCTTAAAAAGTATTTCATTTATAGTTTATTTCCCCAGTTTAGTTTTATCTCTAATCCTCCTTTTACTTCTACCTGCTGTATATCCATACCGTCTAGTTTAATCTGGGTCTGTAATGCCTTGATACTATTACCCCAATCACCGTCTGACTCTGCCTGTAACTTGATACGTTCTAGTTCTGCCTGATAGTATTCTCTTCTATCTCTTCTGTCCATACTAATCTGTTCAGTGATAACTTTCCAGGCTTCTTTCCACAGTTCGTTAGCTTCGAAGTTTTTGACTTGGTATTTCTCTTTTGCCCATAATGTATAAGCAGTCCAAGAAGCTAAATTTTCCATTATATAATCCACTGACTCATCTAGAGCCTTTTGATGTTGGATTGCATTCATTTTGTTTTTCATAGTTAATCTACTTTAATATAAGTAGTTTTAAAAGGATATCAAAGGTTTTCTCCAGGGTATATCTCGTAGTACTTACTGTTCTTACTATTCCCTAAATTTATATTGTAGATCCATAGCATTTCATTTCCGAAGAAGTTTAACCAGAAGTTTTCTCTTTTGAATAGTTCTGAAGGATCGTCTGTCTTTACCTTCTCTATAATAATAAACTCAAAGTTGTCCTTACCTAATCTCTGCATATCTCTGTAGAGTGTTTTAAGTCCT